ACGCAGTGATGCGTGCACAGGTTCACTAAAATGGCTGCGACAGGCCTGTACTTTGTTGTACAAGCTTGAAGTGCCGATAACCGAACAACAATATGAAGACACAATCGCATCATTCGTTGCAACAGACAACTCGCTCCTTAATGAACACCAAGCTTACTACTCGCCGAGAGGCGATGCTAGAAGCGTGGTGGTGGGGCGATACCCAATTAGATCTCTGGTTGGACAACCGGCTTCAACGCCGGTCCCGACCGAGACTCTGCCACGTGACTGTGGCGTCGAAGGTGAACTCCTTAATCCTACAGCCGTTTTGCGGCGTAGCGAAGATAGGGGAGATACCTCCGACAATACTAGAAGAGAATCCGTCCCTCCAAGCGGCACTTGTGACGCTGGAGAGATACAAACCTCTTCTAGGTTCCAATGGATTCAACAGGCCTCCATTCTCGTCAAGAGAGTGGTCGGTATGGTGGACCCTAAAGCTGAGCCTTTTCGAGCTCGGCACGGAACAGGTAGCGTTAGCACTGGCGAACAACCTCATGAGAAGGCCGTCTTTAAACGGTACTACCATGATCTACACGAAGTATTTCCCTACGGGGAGTACTTTATGTATAGTTGGGGTCACTATGCTGACGCGTTCGACGTTAGATCCTTGGAAGAACATCAGGCGGGCACTGCAAAAGTGGTGCTCGTCCCGAAAGATTCTCGAGGACCGCGGTTAATATCGTGTGAACCCCTTGAGTACCAATGGATCCAACAAGGCCTACGGCAGTCGCTCGAAAGGGCGATTGACGCATGTCCGTTAACGCATGGGCGGATAAACTTCCGTAACCAGGCTATTAACCGTGACTTGGCTTTGCGGGGTTCCAAAGGGGAGCCCTGGGTAACACTAGATATGAAAGACGCGAGTGATAGGGTATCAACTGCCTTAGTCAAGCAATTGTTTCCTGAACCGTGGCTGCGGTGCCTTTTGGCATCGCGTACCCCGGCCACTCGCCTCCCATCGGGAGAGGTACACCAGATGCGCAAGTTCGCTCCTATGGGTAGCAGTTTATGCTTCCCTGTGGAGTCGCTTGTGTTCTGGTCCCTCTCTATTGCAGCCATTATGAGAACACATGGGTTGACTGCCTCTCAGGCGTCGACCCTATTGTATGTGTTCGGAGATGATCTCATTGTACGCCGCGAAGTTTACGCGACCGTACTGCAGCACCTACCTCTCGTTGACCTCAAATTCAATGAGAATAAATGCTGTGTAGCAGGTTCCTTTCGGGAATCTTGCGGATGCGACGCTTATAAAGGCGTCGATGTCACCCCTCTTCGAGTGAAGAGTACATGGGATCCCTCTGTTGGTACGTCCATTGCTTCTTATGCTGTGTTACACAATGCAGCTATGGAACGTGGATTCTCTCACTTAGCAGATTGTATTAGCGCCGAAATGCGCAAGTACATAAAACTTCCTTACGCTGAGAGCGCGGAAGTTGGATATGTCTGCTTAGTTGATTACCGTAAAACGGCAGCTCAGAGACGACGTCACAACAAGCAATTTCCACGGCGTTATAACCGTGCATTGCAACGTTGGGAAATACGTTCGTGGGCTGTCCACACTCGCCCTTACCAGGCTAGTGTACCGGGTTGGGCAGAGATGCAACGAATTGCATCTCTCTCGGGTACTACTTCGCGTGAAGCGGAGGAGTACTGCTTGGCTCCTGTTGGCAGTGAACTCATCAGAGTTCCGCCGGACCACACAAACTATAAAATGTTTGTGCCCCGGTCGCCAATAGTTACGGCATACCAATATGCCTTTCCACGTCGGGCTACCCTAAGACGTGGATGGTACGCGACTTGATTGTCGCGTAGAGACTAAACTCG